AAGAACGCGAGTTTTACTGGGGAATCGGAGCATGGCTGGTGTCCGTAACGGTAATATGGCTGTATCTAATCCTCCTCCTGTGGGCAATCGCTCGACACAGAGAAAACTCGTTCTCTCTATGGTGGGTAACGTGATTCTCATGCTTATCCTGGTTTTCTGTTTGACCTTTGGAGGGTTTCTGTTCATGGACTACAAAACAGAAGAAGCCAGAGCAAAGAAGATGGACAGACGGGTTGTTGAGTTGAGAAAACAGTTTGAGCAAGGTTGCGAAAAATGAGAATCCTTATATTGTGTCTATTGCTAACAGGATGCCTTCAGGAATCTTTTAGGTATCCTTGCCAAGACCCAAAGAACTGGGACTCTCCTCGATGCCAACGTCCTCAGTGCGCGATCACTCAGGAATGTCCTGACCAACTTATCAAACCTGAAGACATGAAAGGCGATGTGCGATGAATCCTGACAAGATAGATTCTGTAATCAAATTGCTGATTACGATCACTTTCTGTTTGACAATAACCTGTATGGTCTTTTTGTCTATGTACAGCTTGGTCTTTGTGCCGCAACCGATGAACGCTATTGCACCTGCTGACAAACAGTTTTTCTTTTTGCTGTCTGACATGAGCAAATACATCTTGGGTTCGCTTGGCACGTTGCTGGCCATCAAGGGTAAAGATGCTTTGATGGATGCGATTAAGAAAGACCCAGAGCCGCCCAAAGATGAGGAGAAAAAATAATGTTGCCAGTCATTGCATCAATCGTTTCTGGTCTGATTTCTAACGGACTTCCAAAAGTTGCCGATGCCGTTATGGAAAAGGGCGTTGACTATGTACAGCAAAAGATGGGCATTGAGTTAAAGCCTGAGCATGAGGCAACAAAAGATGACTATGCCAAATTGCAAGCTGAAGCAATGAAGCATGAGGAATTCATGGCTGAACTTGACGAGAAGTCAAGACAGAGAGCCACGGATATGCAACTGAAAGCGATGGAGTCTGATGATCCTTTGGTTCGTAGGTTTATTTATTTCTTTATTGGGTTTTGGTCTATTTTTGCTGCCGCATTTATCCCTTCACTTATTTGGGTTCCAATTGGTGAAAGCAATATGCGATTTGCCGACACTGTGCTCGGTTATGTGATGGGCACAATGGTTACTTCAATGTTTGCTTTCTTGTTGGGTTCTTCACAAGGCAGCCGCATGAAGGACAAGAAATGACGCCAGAGATTAAACATCTTGTCGCAGCAAGGGTAGCTGAACCTCAAAAGTGGATAGGGGCTATCCTTGAGGTTTGCGAGCATTACGAAATCAACACTGATAAACGGATTGCCGTATTTATCGCACAAACAGCGCATGAATCTGGTGGGTATAAAACACTCATCGAGAATCTTAACTATTCTGCTGACACGATGGCTGCTGTATGGCCTCCTCGCTTTGCCGAAAAAGGACCAGACGGAAAATACATCAAAGAGAACGGCAAGAACAAACCAAACAAGTTTGCCTTGGCTCTCCATCGCAAGCCTGAGTCAATCGCTAATGTCGTTTACTCGAATCGTATGGGAAACGGAACGATTGAATCTGGTGAGGGGTGGCTGTACAGGGGCAGAGGTCTGAAGCAATTAACAGGAAAAGACAATATGACTCGATGCGGCAAGGCATTGAGGATTGATCTTGTCAACAATCCCGATCTTTTGCTTGAGCCTAGATTTGCTGCTCTCAGTGCAGGTTGGTTCTATTCAACAAACAATCTCTCATCTTTCGCCGATGCTGGAGACATTGAAGGAATGACGAAGCGCGTAAATGGTGGCTTAATAGGGATTGCAGACAGAAAAGCTAGATATGAGGCTGTTCTTCAAGCGTAAACGTCTATCCTAGAACCAAGGCTTTTCCAGTACTTGTATTCTTCAGTCTGGTTTTGCTTATCCAGTACCTCGCTAACCTTATTTTCTAAGATTTGCTGATACTCCATGCGTTTCTCTTTCATTTCGACTTGAGTCGGCATTGGCATTGATACTGGATAAGTGATTTTCACATCAGTCCTGCGAACGGGTTGGATAGATTGACCCAGGCTTTCCCTTGTCTGATTCTACACACCACGGACTTGTTAACTCCATATTTCTCAGCGATGATTCTTGACGGACCTTCTGAGCAACGGATTTCATCAGCCATTTCCTGCGTTAATTTTGCGTTTGTGGCTCTCTTATAGATTTGGATTTTTAAACGCCTTGTAGGGCTTTGTAGAGCCTTCCTGTTGCCTTTTTTCATGTGCTGCTTTGGGTCGTTATAAGTCGTATGCTCTGGATTCACACAAAGCCCATTTCCACACTTGGCGACATAGTACCCATCCCGCAGTTTTCCTCCAAGAAGCTCAGTAAACAGTCTGCGAACCCCAACCATCTTTCCTGCGTGAAACACTGAGGGAGTGCCGTTTGCACAGTATCCAGTCCATTCCCAACAGTCTCCGTCCTCAATGGTCCTCTCTTTTAGAGTTGTAATCGTGTGAGTCTTTTGTTGTTTCATGCCAAGCTAATATGTAAAGAATGACGGACAGGGCAATGATTAGCCCTATCACAAGAATCCCAATGATGATTGCCAAGTTAATCTTGTAAGTCCTGAATCATTTTTTGATGATGATCTGGGACTAACCTTTTAACCTTTAGGTAAAGATTGTGGTCAGAGTCAAAGGTTATATCGTCTTCACCATCGAAGATGTTTATGTCGTAATCGTCTGCTAAACCCACATCAGGATCGCCTGGCTCAAACGTATAGAAAACTTCAACAGGACCATCATCGGTTTCGTACTCAAAACTTCCGGTCGAGTACCTTAATGCGTCAATGCGTTTCATACTGTCCACTCCCTCTCGTTGCGATTTTTGGAAGATTTGACAATGTTTCCTGTGAGTTTGACAAGACCCATCTTCTGAAGCTCTGGAAGGCGTCTGGAAACCGCAGAACTCTCAAGACCAAGGCGAGAGGCAATCCCGTCCTTTCCCATCGGTCCATGAGTTGATAGGCACTCCACAATCATTGCGAAATGCTTTTCTGGTTGGAATTGTTCGGCAGCCTCAAAAGAGGTGACTGGATCGGTGGAACGTGCTCGTTTAAAAAGATCAAAAAGTTTCATTGCTACTCCTAAAAGTTTGAGGTACTAGGTCTGCGTCTGTGTTGCATCCACCGGCAGTCTCCAGAGGCACAGCATCCGTCCGTTCCCTCTGTTAAGTTTACTCTGTTTTTTGCTCTTGTGCAGCTTTTTGTTGCCCAATTTTTTGAAGCAACACAAAAGCCCCAGACTTCGTGGGAAGCTCTCCCAAGACGTTCATCAAAAACACGATTTCGTTTTCTTCAAGTTCAAGTTTCATTTTCACTCCTTACACTTTGTTTTCATCAAGACGATGATCTCCACACCAATCTGTCATGTAGACAACTGGATAGCCGTTCATGGTCGGTGCATGGCGGCGGCAGCGGCCAAGCTCATACTGGCCAGGGTGGGACAGATGATTGGTCGGCTCTTTCTTGACAAACCAAATGCAGGTTTTGCAGCGCATTCCGGCAGACCGATGAACCCATGGGTCAACAGATTGCTTTACCTGTTGTGCTATTTTGGCGTTATGAGCTTTTAATTCATTCTCAGAAACTTCTTTGTACAAACCGGCTTGTTCACGTTCAATCATGATTTCTCCTTAAAAAGGTAAGTCTTGTGCGTCATCATCCTCAAGTTTCGGCAAGCCTTCGTATTTTTCAGGCTTTTCCTTGTTTTCAGGACGCTTCAGGATTGTCATCTCGTTACAGATGATTGTGGTGGCGTTGACTTCCAATCCACTTTTGTTGACGTATTTCTCGTATTTGATTGTTCCCTCCACATAGATCAAAGAGCCTTTCTTAACGTACTCTCCAACAATCTCGGCGAGTTTGTCAAAGAACGTGAGTCGATGCCATTCGGTGGTTTCTACCATCTCGCCAGACTTGTCTTTGCGGCGTGATGAGGTTGCGAGTGTTGCGTTGGCTACTGGCTTACCTGCTGCGCTGAATCGCACTTCAGGGTCTTTTCCTACGTTACCAACTAGATGAACTTTACAGACGCTTGCCATTTTTTTCCTTAATTTCGTTCAGTTTTTGAATCATACTTTCCAGGTCTTTTAAGAATGTCCTAACCTCATCCTCCATCTTTTGAATAAGCTCATCATTTCTTTCTAACCTCTTGACGAACAGTTGTAGTCCTTCTGGAGCGCGATCATCGAAGCAAACGTAATCACACCACTGGCGTCCTGTACAAGCCATTTGCCACATCATCTGAGCCTGATGATCTGGGTCTATCTTGTCGTTCAGAATCGAATCCAGGTGATTGTGAATCTCTTTACACTTGATCTCGATGAGGCCGTGTTCTCCCACGAGACCATCAGGTGAGCATCCCGCCATCGGAATAGTCGGATGCTCGACCCAAGCGACTTGTTCGACTGAGGTAAGGTTTTCTGCTTCGTAAGCGGCTCTGGCGATTGGCTCA